GTCCCGACCCCCACGGAAGAACACTTGCGACCGTGAGTGGAGGCTACCAAGCACACGCACACCGGCAGTCCTGAAGGCTCGCAGCGCACCGTAGCGCTGAATGGTTGGGTCGGTGGACGGTTTGGCGTCGGGTGGAGTTCCAGTCAATGTTGCTTCATCAATCAAGATGTGGTCAAGTGAAGTAAAACCGGAAGACGCTGTTCCACCGTTGACAGTAGTTGCGAGAGCGGAAGAGAAGTTTCCAAAATAGACCTCGGATTGACTGCTAAAGGACGCAACTTTCGCAAGGCTGCTGATGGTGTCTCCTTCGTTACCAGCAGGTCGGAAGAAGTGCCATGGCTTACCGCTACCGGCAGCCAACCCCACTTCAGGGAACTTAGGTGAGTTGATGTAAGAGTCGTTTGCATCGGTTTCAAGAGTTGGGTTGTTGACCATTGGTAGGATGTGGTCGCCTGAGTAAGCAGTAAAGCGTTGACCGTTGAGATTTTGTTCCCACACTTCCGTGTCAACAGGTTCGTTGCTTGAGTCGACGAGAACCGGTGAGGCAGTGTTGGCGTTAGAGCCGCGCCCCTTGGTGCTCACTTGCACGACAGTGTAGGGAATGTAGCCACACTCTGCTCTTAAGCCAGCATCAATTTGAGCATCGGTGGCTGCCCGGTTGTTGGAACTGGGCAGGGTCACACCATCCTTGGTCATCTTGACAAACTGCACATCCCCGTGCTCAACATGGGCGGCTTGAATCGCCATGTCACGATGTAGCGTGGCGGTGAAAAAGTCAGAGATTGGTCGCACTTTACGGGCCGTGTTGTAAGCACGAATGCGAATAGCATCTTCAGCCACGCCCCATTGACCGAGAGTGCGTCCATCAGCAGCGAAAAACTCAGTGCAATCAAACGGCACACCCTCCTCAATGTTTGGATTCGGTAGGTTGATGGCCGTCGTGACCACTGCCGCCAACAGTTCGTCGGTGACCAATGTGGTCCAATTAGCGCAAGACGACACCAATGCACGAATGCTTGTCGTGTTGAGGCCAAAACGCTTAGCACCGACGGTAACGGTCGAAGCCGTAGCGAAAGTGTGTGAAGTCATGAACTCGGTGCCTTCGACGCCATAAAAAATGTGGGGGCCTGTGTTATCGTTACGGGTGCGACTCGTGTAGGAAAACATGTGACCCCATGAGCCAACAGCGGTGGCTGCGTTGAAGGGGTCTGATACCTGAATGACGCCATCTTCAATTGGAAAGCCCATGTAACCCAGCACATCGAAGTGAGGACAGTTGTTGTAAGGGTCGGTCATCTCCAAGGTCAGCGTCTTGGCTGAACTGTCGTAAGTGGCCTTGCAGTCGTAGGCTGCGTTGACACTCGGAACACCGTTCCACCGGTTACCTTCCCAACCAATCAGCGTAGCGTTGCTCGGATTTGCACCGAAACGACCAGTAGCGTCACCCAATCCACGCATGTGGCGACCGATGGTCAAGCCGCCCTGCCCGACATCTCGGTCGTCAATGTAGATGACAATTTCATCCTCAAGCGTGTCAGGCAGTTGCGTTTCATCCAGTGTGAAGTTGTTGTTAATCGCTCGGTAGACGATGCGAATACCATGACGCCTACCAAGGTGGTCAATGAATTGAAACCCGTAGAGTGGCGAATCACCGATAGCGTCGTGTGAGATTTGAGAAGCAGGCACATGACCCGTGTAGGTCACCGGGAGAGTGTCGCCCGATGTGTTCTGAATATCACCATATCGCTTATCGAAGCGCTTGTCACCCTTGCGACCAAAGCCCCACTTCCCGGCATCGGGTGCGAATCCGGGGATTCCGGCAGCAACAAGACCGCCAAAGTTCACACGACCGGTAGCCTGCGAACCTGTGCGGAGCCCTTCGGTGTAGTTGGTAATGTAGCCTTCAGCCTCCAACGATTCCGTGTTGACGGTGTTGAAGGACTGGCCGGAGCCCGTCACCATCGACATGGCTCGCATAACCGGGTCCGAGGATTCATCACCACGCTGAGCAAAGTCACCGGTGGACTTGACATCAGCAGATGAAGCATCGGGCAGGGTGTATTGACGCAGCGAAGTAATCGGTGCAAAGGGTCGCCCGTGCTTGTTTAGAGGCATTGGCGCTGGGTGCATGTTCTCGCCACTGAGTTCATCAGGTTGACACCAAAAAGTCCTGAAGCGACCACCGTGACCAATCAAGAACTCAGGTTGGTAAGCCGATTGACCCCGAGCGTTGTCAAGCCACACAGCAAAGTTGCGACCGGTAGCACCGGGCACGGTGCTGTGAATGACCACGGAGAAACCTTCTCGTCCCTTGGTGTCTTGCACGACACGGCCAAGATGAGCACGGAAGTAACCCATGTGACTGCCTTGGTCTTGCGTGCTGAACGCCTTGTCTGAGTCCCACCACACGGCAGGGTCGAAAGCAGAGCCCGTCTCACCGTTGGTAAGATTGGTGCGGGCGTTCTTGGCCCCTGCTTGGTTAATAATTCGCACTACTTCACGAGCAGCAGCCTCAATGTCGGTGACACCGTCACGAGTAGCGACTTCACCGCAGTCAATGGTAAGACGACGGGTGAAGTCCATTTCAGTCCAGTGCTTAAGATGCTGCAAACGCTGCTCGTCGTGCGAAGACAGGTCAAGAGCACCTGAGCGAATACCACGCAGAGCAAGGAAGGCAGGGACAACACGAGTGCCGTCGGGTGTATCGAACAGGGTAGATGGGTCACGGGTCGTGGCCCCTGCCTTCTCCTCACGATGTAGCGTTAAAGCGACGATAAAGCGGTCGAGGTTGGAGCGAACCTTGCGAGTGTAAGTGTGTGCCTCATTAGCCCAGTAGGGGATGACTGTAGCGTCGTTGGTTCGAGGCTGAATGCTGTCGCCAATCGACCGCTCGCTAAACGGACCGCCGGTGTAATAACCCGTGTGCACCATGTGTCCGTGTGCCTTCCCATACTGCGTGATGCGGTCAAGTGCCGTGAGGTGGGTTGAAGTGCCCGAAGGAGCGACGCTCACGCGGAACCTACCGCTTGTGCCGCCGCTCACGGTGATGACATCGTTGTGCTGATAACCTGTCCCGGCAGATGCAATCACCGCTGTAGCAATCGCCCCGCCGCTCACTGTAATGGTGACGGTAAGCCCAGCACCGGTGCCCGTCGTGGTCGTTGCCTTGGTTCCAGCCGTGTAACCTGAACCGTTTGCACCGCTACTATAGTAAGGAGTGAGAGCAGTGACTTTACCCGTGATAGGTGATTTCATGACGCTCGCAGCATAGTGGTTAGCGAGGTCATGAGCATAAGCACTCTCCATGAAACGAGAGCGAGTAGTGTTGCGGACGAACTTGTTCTGACTGGGATAACCGGCAGCCGTGTCAATTTGAGTGATGTAGCCGTGCTGTCCAGCGCCATTATACTCAATGCCGTATTTACCAAGGTCAATTTGGTCGCTACCGTCAACGATGTTCTGCGCCGTGGTGTGCCGTTGGAACCCGATTTCAGTTGCCTTGGCGCTGGTTTGAACCTGCATGTGAAGGTCTTGGAATGCGACGAACTCACGGTCGTGAGCGACATCGTAGAGAAGGACACGAGCGTGGTCATCACCGTTGAGCATGGGGTCGAGATAAGCAACTACTGGCGGATTGCTGATACCCAGTTCAGCGTAGTTGACCTCGATGGTCTTATTGACATGCTGAGCGTAGTTGATGGCCGTTTCACGACAAGTGTTGCCGATGAGGAAGTTTTCAAGCGGTAGACTATCGCGAGCCTCGCCACTGAGAGCACCTTGGCCGCCGTTGAACTCATTCCACACCAAACCCTCGTTGAAGACTCCACGACTCTTCGCGAAGAGTCCTTCAATAGCGTGCGGATTGTTGTAAGTCATGTTAGCCCACACCGTATCACCGTGACGCAAACCACCTTGGGCGTAAGGGAAAAGCCACGAGCGATTGAGAATGGCCTCATCATCGTTCTTCATGACATTGTGACAACCCACTCGCAAGTAAGCCGTCAAAGCAGCGTCAGCAGCGATATTCTGCAAGTCAATCAAGACATCGGGCAGCATTGAGCCGTCCAGCGTAATAATTGTGTCCGTGGTCGGTATGGCTTGAGCCTGACCCTCGTCAATGAGTTGAACTCGACCGAGGTAGAGCACGCTCTCTGTTTTACCCGTAGCGATGACATAACGCTCAACATAGACCTCATCACCCACCTGCACATCCAACCCGGTCGTGTTGGCTTGCAGTAGACCGTTGTGTGTCGGGTTGGTTACGGTGATGCTAACGGGAGTTGGAGTAGGCGTGGCTCTGATAATCCAAGGATGTCGACCGGTAGGCGGTCGGTAAGTATCACTAATGTTGAGATTGTCTTCAAGCGCACGACTAAAGCGGTCGATAGAATAACCGAGGTCAAAACCACGGCGGGTGAGTAGAGCATCTTGGTCAAGAATAAACTCAGGCTGTGTTCGGTCGAGGTAGTTGGGTAGAGCACCGCCCTTGTTGAAAATGTCTTCAACAAGGATGGAGTTGCGGAATTGCTCGGGGCTGGTTGGACTACCACTCAATGCAGCGAAAGTCGCCGAGGCGTCACCCCAGTAGATGAAGCGACGAGTGGTGCCGTCAGGTGAAAATGTCTCAAGGCCGTAGTGGTAATCTCCTGTCTCGTAGACGATGTTACCGTTTGAGTCGAGCGTAGGTGAGATGTTTGGAAAGAGGTCAGCGTCTTCTTCAGACAAAGAGATGACTGCGAGCCCGGTGAAAGTGCTACCGTTCATGATAGGAGTAACACCAAGCACCGAGCCCCGTGCACGCCCGCTGAAGACACGAGGAGCGTGAGGGTTTGTAGTCGGCCCTGCTTTGAACTCAACAGCACTGACATACTGACGCAGACCATAATCGACATTCCCACCCTGCGTCTTAACGCTGGCCGAGTCATGGTAGTATTCGCTGCGTCGCTCAATGGCGGACGACGGAGAGAGAGGGCTACCTTCAAGCGGCACCAACGATTCAGATTGGTAGAAACCACCGACGAGAAGCATCATGCCCGGCTCATGCAGTCGCAAGAAGTTTTCAGAGTAGGCCCAAGGTTCATCTTCAAACTCCAAATAACCGTCAGCAGCAGGGTCGTTCTCGTAAATAATCCAATCGCCGCTGGGTAAGAAAGCGCGTTGATGGCGTTGCACTTCCTCGACATAGAAGTAGTCAGGCTCAGAGCCGACCACCTTGTTGATGTTAGCAGCGGGGAAGATGTCGGGGTTGCTCACATAGAGTCGGTAGAAACCACTGACGACTTCTGCTCTGTGTTGAATTGACGCACTGCGGGTATGTTCACTTTGTGAAAGAGCATAGGCATAAGCGGCGTGGGCCGTCCGGTCAGCGGGAGATACCTCAGGGTAGCGACGCCCGACCGGTGAGGGGTTCCATGTGTGTGCTGTCATGGTTGGGTCGAGATGCAACTTCAGTGAGTTATCAGGACCGGGGAAAATACCTTCAGCGGCGTTTTCAAAGAACTGTTCGTTGAAGAGTGGGATTTCAACAAGCGCACGAGTGCTGGCGAACTGAGTGCCTAATTGATAATCGTGGGTTACGGTGTCCATGGATTGGAACATACGGTCGTTGACAGTGGTGCCGTCAGATGCTGCGTTTTCCATGTAGAAGTTACCGTCACCAAGGATAATTTCACCAAGAGAGAAAGAGCCAGCACTGCCGCTCGCTACAGCACCTGCTTCGGCACTTAGACCGGACGCATCGGCCCATTCGTAGAAGTTAGCGACCTCGGACCCGTCAGGCAAAACGAAGCGCCCGCTACCTACGGTGGCGTCAGTAAAAAAGAAGCCCACGCCGTTCTTGCTGGTGTATTCGGCGCTTGCACCAGTCTTGAGGTAAAGTCGCCCCCTTTTGGGGAAGGGATAGGTTCCCCATGCTTTGAGGTCATCTGAACCGTTGTTGAGTGCTCGGACTTCGATAAATTGCACTCGGTCGGCCGCAGTTATGTTGCGGTCAACACGAATCGAAGTAGCAAAACATGAGAAGCCTCGTCGAGTGTTATAAGGCAGCCTCGAAAGAGCACTCGGGTCAAAAGACGGATTGGTGTCGTAGGCACCCTGACCTACACCACCAAGCGTCACGGACACAACAGGAGCGTTTGGGTCAATCTCCTTCACGACATGCGAATCAGGACTACCTGAGCCAATCTCGTCGACGCTCCGCTCAACAGCGGCCGAGTTAAGGCCCACACAACGCACCTTGGTGTAACGAGAGCCTCCGTCGTCAGACTCTTCTTCAGCGACGCTGCGCAAGCGTGCACGAGTCATAAGAAACATAACGGTAGCGTAGTGAGCGTCTTTACCATGACTACTCTCTGTTTTGATGTGCCGCAACTGAGCAGTTCGACGACGGTCAGACGGTTGCACGAAGATACGCTGAGCGATGGTCGGCAAAGCGACAGCGTGGTTGTCAACGATGTCAAACATTTCATGCACGGGGCCGCTTGAAGCAGCGATACCGATGTCAAACTCACCGGCGCTCGGTGACGCAATCTCTTCGCCCGGCGAGCGCACTGGGGGGACGAAGTCTTCCGCCGCATTTGCCTCAACGATGATGTGATGAAACACGGACTCGTGAGCCGTCTTTGTCGTGTGTGAAGCGGAAATGTTTTGCGGAGGGCGACGAGGTTCATCACGCACTGTCGCATAATTTTGCGGTGTGTAACGCTCGTCCAGTTCGTCGTCGCTTTCGTAGCCCTCGCTGTTATCACCCACGAGGGCGTGCGAAAACGAGGCTTGAGCGTAGCCTCCTTCATGAGCATCAGCGACTTCAAGAATGCCGCCGGGAGCATGAATCGTGGCTGAGCCCAATGCTGCTTCAATAGCGTCGATGACATAGAAGTCCGGTCCTGTGCTAAGCAGAAGGTTAGAAGCAGGCACAGTCTTCTCGACCATAAGCATCGGAGCCGTCTTGTTCATACTGACTCCGGTGAAGTCGATAGCGTTGTAGTGAATCTCGACGAAAGGGGCCATCCCGTAGGACGACAAGTCCACTTCAAGGATGGCGACTCTGCTGGTGGCTGAAGGACGCAAGTGATGCTTTCGCATGTTGGCGTCAACTTCACTCACCTTTTGAGGCACCGGCCCTTTGAGCACGAAAGGCATAGGGTCGAAGGTGGTGGACCCAGCACCACCAATCGCAATCAAGCGGCGTGAGGCACCGGTAAGGCCGTTGTCAACCGCTTCGTGAACGGTGCTGGTGGACACAACATTGACAATACGGGATTGAGCGATGTCACGGTAATAGTCAACACGACTGTTGATGGGGAATTGCTTCTCAATGCCTTTTGCGCCTTCGTCATAGAGGAGTTCAACGATGTCGGCGTTGCCCACTTGCTGGTCAAGAATCTCTTCGTTGGCCCGAGGCATGTTGCGCAAGTAGTGGTGGCCGATGACATGGTTGAGCGTGTGCCGACCTGAGTGACCGATTTGGAAAGACTCGTTGAGGGTGCTGGGCCAAACAACGGCGAAGGGGTTGTTGGGGTCGTTGCTTGTCGTCGCCATACGACTGGAGAAGACAATGCCGTGCTGCTCCAAGTCACTCTCGTCAAGCACCATTTGACCCGTGCGGTCAATCAGTTGCGATGCGAGGTGAGGTGGTTGATAAGGACGACCCGTTCCATTGTCAAGGAGAAGGTCTGCAGCAACCACCACGAAGTAGTTATCACCAGTTGCAGCGCTGCGAGTGTGTAATACAGGGCGTAGCCCATCTCCGTTGGTGGAACTGCCGAAGTCAAGATGGACGCTGCTGACGAGTATCGCTCCCGTATCGACATTGATACGGTGGAGTCGAACACGCTCAGGAGGAGACTGATTTGGTTTTTCACTCTCTCGTCGGATAGCCCCCGGATTGATGAGGAGATTGTAAGGAACATGGGGCACAGCGTGTGTTTGTTTGGTGCCCGGCGTGGTTTTGTAATCGACCACCGCATAGTTGCCGGAGGAGTAGGGCGACGAAGTGAAGTCAATAATTCCTGCTGTGACTGCGGTTCCCGTCAATTTACTCGCTAATAAAGCAGCATCGCTTGTGCTGATGTTGATAGCCGAAAGATTGCTGTCTGCTGAGATGGAGTTGATGGTAAAGGTGCCTTCGATGGGGTCAATCGGCTCCTCAAAGCGAAACAACGCCAGCGTATCTTCACCGACCAATGCAGCGTTGCGAGTTACCATCTCGTTACTGAATACCGCTGAGATGTGGATGTTTTCAATGACGCCACGAAACTGACCTCCTGAGCCACCAATGTAGACATGTTCGTCCGATTCAGGTAATGTGTAGTTGCCGGGAATGGCTTCACGAGCCATAAGTTCGCCGTTGATGTAGAGCACAGCCGCCCCGTTGGTGACAGCAGCGACGATATGAATGAGTGGTCGCTGATTGATGTTGAGGTTTGTCGCATCGTCCTTGGCGGCGTCGAAGCGGTTGTAGGAGTCCTCAAAGCCACCGTAGGTTGTGCTGGGGTAGACGGTGCCGTCGTAGCCCGTGGTGAGCGTCGTAGCGGTGCTGAGGATAACCTTGCGCACACCACCCTCACTGATGATGTTGACCTCAAACACGGCGGGGCCGGGCGTGTCAACGCTGCCGATGCTGAGTTGGAACTGCTTGTCCTTGGACAACACGACGCCGCCACAGTCAGGCGTGACCCACGCTTCAATAGCAATTTGACCGCCAAGAGCGTCGCTGATAGCGCTGGCTACCCGTGCACCTTGAGAAGAGGTGCTGATGATGTCCGAAGCGCTACGGTCGCCGTCAGCAGTGTCTCGGCCCAATTTACTGAAGACACCTTGCGGGATGATGACTCCGTCGCTCACGCCATCAAAGAAGAGGGCGTGGTTTGACTGGAGCATAATCGGCATCGTATCACCTCAAGCGAGCACATCAATAGGAGCGAAAACCATTTGGAAGGTGTAGACCTGTTCACCTGCTGAGTAGCCGACATCGAACTTCTGAATAGCGCCTTTGATGCCTGTGAACTTATCGTCCTTCAGAAACTCACCACCGGCGGGCTTGTTGTTGTTTTGCGACATCTTATCATTGACATTGAGGCCCAGCCCAGTAGGCACGAGGAAGTTGCGAGCAGCGTATTTTTGCCCGTCCGGTGCAGTAATCATCGAGTTGTAAGGGATTTGCAGACCAATGGGGTAGTCGCCGTCTGTAAAGAGGGAAAAGAGTCCGCCAGCAGCAGCAGAACTGCCTCCGACAATAGCAGCACCTGCTATGAGTCCCACACCACCCGTGGCGATGACTGCTCCTGCTGCAATCAAGCCACCAGCAACTGCTGCTGAGCCCGTTCGCTGCGTGTTGTGCAGAATACCGTAAAGGTCCTGCACTTTGTCACCTGCTGATTTCAGCGTAGTCGATGCGTCAAAGCCACCCGTGAACTGTGTGTGGTAAGGAATGAACTCAGCGGAGTTGTTGAAGAGGAGGCTCGTGGACCGGTTCATTGGCCCGCTGTTTATCTGCCTGATGATGAGGCGAGTGTTGCCCGCAGACGGGACCTTTTTGGAAGCCACTACACTTACCGTGAGATAACTGCTGAGCGCAGGCGCAGTGCTGATGGCCGTGGACACGGCAGTGGCCAGTTGAGGACCGGTGATGGAAGCCCCCGTGCTGGTGTCATAAACACGAATGTTAGTGCCGCTCACATAGCCCACTGAGCCCGAGGATGACTCGAATTGAATGATAGCAGCGCTTGTTGCACCTGAGGAGAGTTTGAGGTATAACTGCAGCGTCCCAAGTCCAGTTGCTAAGTTTTGATAGAAAGCAGGGTTGACTGCAGCGAGTGCTCCGTTGCTGAGGGTGAACTTACTCTCGAATGCAAAGTCAATCTCCGCTTGAGCAGCCGTAGCGGCTTTGGTCGCTCGGCTGAGGTCATCGTCCACGAACACGCCTTCAATGATAATAGTGGAGTTGACACGGTTGAGGTCGATGCCGTAACGACGACCGCCAGTAAAGGGAGCAGGCATGCCGCCGACTTTACGCTCTACGCTCAAGGCGATGGACTGAGCGCTGAGTTCCATACCACTACTGTAACCTGCAGCAGCCATGGCTGTCGGATTATCGAAGTGCAGACGGATGGGCGTGCCGTAGCCATCAGCCATGCTCAGACCCTCCCTCGCATCGTCGTGCCGCCCAGTGCGCGGGAGACTTCTTGCTGAATCATGTTACCCATCTGACGGGCCATCTCACGCTTGTCCGTGCGGTCAGTGATGCCGCTGGGATTGATGCTGATGTTGAAGGTGTTTCCACCTCCACCTCCACCGTCCTTCATCTCTACAGGGATGGAGCGTCCGCCGGACAGGGGCACGACTGCCTCAGTGCCGTGGAGCATGACAGGGTAGCCGCCAGTAGGTCCGCTGGCTACGCCGCCCTCAGAGAAGCCAAGAAGGCCCGCTGCGCCGTCAACAGCACCGCCGATGAAGCCACCTACACCACTGGCTAACTTTCCGATACCTTCGACGATGGGTCCCAAAATACCCCAAATCGCATCAAGTGCAGGTGAGATGTAACTGTCGTATGCTGATTGCAGCCCGGTAGCAAAAGCGTCAAAGCCCGCTTTCGCAAGGTCAATGCCTGCGAGGATGCCGTCCCAAGCCAGTTTGAACGGAGCCAAAATAATGCCGAGAGCGGTCTTGATGGGGCTCATGAACCTATCAAACGCTACGCCCATGGCCGCCATGATGACATCCCAGTTGTCTTGAATGAGAGCGAAGGAGTCGAATAGAGGGCTGAATACCGCCATAATTGGATTTTTGACATAGGTTTCCCAAGCAACGCTGAGTGCAGTAGCCACTTCACCCCATCGCTCCTTGATGCTGGTAAATGCCGCCAACAACGGGTCAATGAACGGCTGGAGAATCTTACCGAGACTGTTGTCCCATGCGGCTTTCAGGTTTTCCATAACGCCGTCCCAATTGCCTTTCGCCAGTTCCATACCGACTTTGAAGAGGTCGACGAAAGGCTGAATGATAGGCATGATAACCGCGTCCCAAACGGTCTTCAATCCTTCCATGACTCCGTCCCAGTCTCCTTTGACAAGCGCCATGCCCGCCGTAAAGAGGCCAGTAAAGACGCTGATGAGGGGGTCAACAACAGTGTTCCACACCACCTGTAAGGCCGCCATGAGAACCTCCCATGCTGCTTTAAGAAGGTCAAAAGCCGTGCCGAAGGTGGCTGAAAAGACAGCCCCTATAGCCTCAAGAGCAGGTTGAGCGAACGCCAGCAACTCATCAAACACAGGAGCGATGTTTTCGTTCCAAAAATCCTTGATGCCTTGAAACTTCTCTTGAACAAATGTCATAGCGCCGCCGATTGCGCCCATGATGGCTGAGCCTGCTCCTGCTACAATTCCTCCAATGCTGCTCAAAATACCAGTTAGGCCTCCAGCGCTCGTAAGAGCACCGTTCAGCGCAACCGTCAAAGCAGCAAATGCAACCATCAAAAGTCCTCCGTCTCAAGCCAAGCATAATCAAGAGACACCGTCTCCTGACCTCCGCTTTTTGCCTCTTGTCGCTGCCTCTTCATTTCCTTTTCCTCTTGACTTCTGCCGACAAGCGCCCAAACGAGAGATTGCTGGAAAGTTTCGGGCGTCATCTCATGCACTTCCTTCAGTGAAATACCGTAGTGCTTCGCCACGATATACCCCCACAGTTCCATTTGCATCCCGACATCGTCGGGGGTGGCGACGGTCTTGCGACTGAGGAAAGCCTCAATCACTGAGCGTCGCCGCTCGTAAAATCCCCCTGCAACATCTGCCCGACCTTTTCCGGGCTCGGCAACACGGAAGCAATTCGCTGACCGATGTCGCCTTTTAGGTTGAGAAGTTCCGCAACCGTGAGTTCAGGGTTGGTTCGCACAAGCCAGTGCGTGAAAGCATGTTTCCAGTAGGATTCGAGGTCAAGAGACATTTCATTGTTCTTACCTACAACAAGCATCTCCTGAGCAGCACGCTGAACATCAAAGAAGGAGATGTCCCTGACCCACACTTCCATGACCACTTCGGGGTCATGAGGGTCTACAGGTATCTCGTGCTTCGTTTCATTCGTCTGTCTCAGTAGTTGGCTCTTGTTCGGTAATCTCGGCATTTATCTCCACCTCGGTCGCAGCCGCTTCATCAGCGGGGGCATCCACCTCTTCCTCGGCAGCCGCTTCTGCGGGGGCCTCCGGCGTCGGTGTGGACTCAGTAATGCCCTCATCGTCTCGCTTGAGACGGAGGGCCAGTTGGGCTTTGGTTCCCGAGACTGGTAGACCACGGGAAGCACACTCCTCACGGAGTTCAGTAAGCGTCATAGCATCGTAAGAAAGGTCAGCGGGGAAGTCTTCGCTGTTTGGGATGTCTTCTACTCCAGCGCTTTCAACTGACTCTTCGACTGACTCTTCAACGACCTCGGCAGGTTCCTCGGAGGGTTTGTCGATGAGAGAGCGCAAAGCCTCCTCAATCAGTTCCCTTGAACGGTGAGTGCCCATAGGTCGAGCCTCAGCCTCGCTGAGTCCAAGGAGCCCACCGAACCACACAGCGTAGTCTTCGTGGCTTAGGCGTCGATACTTGCGAACAGATTCGGCTGGTGTAGGCATACTTAGTCACCTCAACAATGGAAAAGTGTGTCCGTCGACACAACACGGATGGCTTTCGGCATCACCTTCAAAGGAGCACGGATAGGTCCCTTGTCCTCAGGAATAGGCAGAGGGGCCTCGGTGATGACATAGTCATCAAGGAGGATGTCGATACGCTCACGAGTAGCGCCGCTACCTGCTTTGGTAAAGGAAAGCCGAATCATGTTGTCAGTGCTGGCGCTGAAGTCAACGGCGCGACGCATGTGATGATAGAAGACAGGGTCGTCCACGATAATCTCCATGTCCATCGTGTATTCAGTCTTGCCTTCCACGGCGATGGAGGCGTTACGGCTACCAGCGTGCGGGACTTGGTCCGTGATGCTATCGGCGATGGGGGAGCCGTTGATGGTGTAGAACTGCTGCACGCCCGTATTGCCGTTGAGCGTGAAGGAAACAACTTGCCCGATGCGAACACCAGCAAGGTCAATGGTGCCGTTGTAGAACATGTAGGGTTTCTGCGTGCCCTTGGCGATGCCGCTGGTCTTGCGATTGGCGTCGCTGTTTGCTGTGTCTTCAAACATGCGATGTGGATTGAAGCGGTCCCCCGGTGTGCTTTCAAGGCGACCGGTGTCGGTGTAACAGAGAGCGGAGTCAAAGTTGACACTCAGGCGCAGAGCAGCGTCGGTGTCTGCAGTCAACGAAAAGTCCTTGACTTTGCAGCCACGGAAGACTCGACTCAGTTGCTTGGTGTCGCTGGGGCCGCCGTCAACCACATCGTCGGTGTTACCGTCGCTGTCACGGCGGCGAATGCTGACTTCCATAGCAAAGGAAGGCACGCTGCTGCGAGAGTAAAGGAGGCGAGTGATTGGGTTCTGAATGTTTCCGCTGGACTCACGGTTGGGGCTACCCGTAGCGTTGTCTGCAGCGGGACGGACAAAGCGCAGGACAGTGTTATCAGCGTGAGGGTAAAGTAGAGCATCGTCGAGGAAGATGCGCGTGCTCGTGATGGCCACGATACGCCGAATCTCAGTTGTCTCGGTCTTGTCAAAGTAGGTGACCTCAGGGTTGGCCACAGCACCAAACTCGGTGCCGTCAGCACTGTCAGCCTCGTTGTAGGTGATGACATCAGCACGGGTTTCATCAACGACGATAACATAGTCGCCTGCCGCTACAGCAGAAGTCCCAGCGGTGAAAGTCGGCACTCCGGTGCCGTCGAAGGGGATGACAGTAGCGCCAACTTCAGTTTTGCCATTCAATTGGTAATCGTTGCTGACCAACAACGAATTGAGGCCTGTGATGTTGCTCACATCCACCGCTTCCATACCGAGACAGTAGTAGAGCCAGCGGGGGTTGTGCATGTTGACCTCAAAAGAGCCGCCTTCGTTGAGGAATCGTCCCGGCACTTGCACGGCCACATCACGGCCGAGGCCGACGACATGGTAGCGCTTGAGGTCCACCTTTGTTTCCGGTAGCGTCACCGTAGCGGCGAGGCCCACGAATTGGTCAGTTAGAACGGATTCGCTGGAGCCCGAAGCACTGTCGCCGTCAGCAGCCATGCTGACATCGACGGAGGGCACAGTAAAGCCGTGAATGAACATGATGTCGCCCGATTTGGAGTCCTTGTCCCCAGCAGAATGGTCGGTGGTCAGCGCAGGTGTGATGGTCAGTTCAGTGACATCGCTCGATGTCACAGTATGCTGAACAACAGTGAAGGAGCGGCCGCTGATGGTTGCATCGTCATCGGTGCTGAAATTGGGGCTGCTGCTGGCGATGCGGAAGGACACCTTCGCTCCGACGAGCATCCCGACGGGGTATTTCAGTTGGCCAGCGTTGACGACTTGCGAGGCTGCTCCGCTGTCAAAAGTAATGACGCTGGTGTCCGCCTTGAGGTCCCTCCCACCGGTCTTCGCACGGAACAAAAAGGACCCTGCGAAGCCATGGTCAAGTTGAAGTCCTGTCTCGTGACCGAATGAAATCTCGGTCAAGTCCCCTTTATACACTGTCGACGGCATCCGGCTCACCTCATGGCACGAGTTCCGCAAAGATAACAACTTCGATTTGGAAGGTCATGCGGAATAGGTTCTTGGTCCGGTCAGAAAGGTCCGTCCGGGTCTTGAAAACAAGGCGGTCAAAGGCAACACCATCACCCTTGCGCTTGGTGTGAATGAGGCGACGCACCTCGTTTTCCATCGCTTGCATATGCTTGCGAGACTTGGTGGTGCGAATGTCCACGGTAATGTTGATGCGGGTGGTGACAAAATCGTAGAGAATCTCAGGCGCTTCTTCGTTGTGCGCCGTCTCGTAACAGAGAACATAGTCCGTCTTTTTCATGTCGATGCGCTTCCCACGCTCAGGACCGACAGTGGCGATGTCGGCGATGACGGGCTTGATGTTGTTGGTGTTGCCCCGGTTCCAGTCGCCGAGAACAGCGATAACTGAATCCAATCCTTCTGCCCATGTTGCGACCATCATTTCACCTCCCGTTTGTAGGCTGCGACATCCGGCACGAGTTTTCCACCACTGAGTCGCAACTTGTAGGTCACAAGGGCAGGGGACTCGGACAGCATCCGCTTGTCTACCCTATCCAGTGCTGCTTTAAGAGTGCTGGGGTCAGGGGCGCTCCCTTTTTGCTCGTATTCACCCGCTTCGTTGCGAGTGATGCCGTCCATCCCCAATTCCTGCTGTTCAACGACACGACGGTAAGCCTCCGGCGTCTGTGTCACGACTTGACGCAACGCTTCTTGCTGAGCAGGGTCCAGCATCTCCTCGGTGAGATGTATCATGAGAAACTCATCGGCTTCGTCTTTCACCATTGTTATCACTCGAAGAGAACAATCTCCTGATAGCGTGGGAGAATCTTGTCAATCTCAGCCTGCAGGAGTTGCACCTTGGCGGTGATGTCAATGTTGCTGGTGCCTTCAGGCAACAGCACGGTGCGGTCGTCAGACATCAACAGGTCAATGACCACCATCTTCGTAGCAACCTCCTCGATGGCCTTTTCGAGATAGCGTTCCCCATAGATGTAAGACACCTTAACGGCGTTCCACTCAAAGAACGGATAGGAGTTGTTGAAGTAAATGATGCCCATTTCAAAGTCCATCCACCAATCCTTGAGCCGAGCGTTATCACCACTGGAACTACCGCCTTGTAGGTCGACTTGTAACTGATGCTGCGTGATGGTGCCGCTCATGGATGCAAGGTCACCGCTTGCGCTAACAACAGCGCAACCGGAAAAAGTAACCCCATCGGGGTCAAGACTGTCATATCGAAAGGCTATTGTCCCATTTGAAGCAACACCGCTTGGCGCAAACCCAGCAGTTGAATCAACAACAACGCTTGACCCACTTGAACTTACGAAGGTCGCCGTGTTGACTTGAGTTTGTGAGATGGAGAGGTTGTCGTCGGTGCTGGCGATAGTGCAAGTCTCACCTGCTTTGACAGGGCGCATACTGGTGATTTTCACCACACCGCTACCGTAGTCGCTGTTGGCTGTGGCCAAGAACTCGTTATGAACTGCGACATTGGATGAAGAACCTTCCAACTTGAAGGTGGGTGTGAACTCCACAGCCGCCTTACCCACCCTGTCCTCTTTGTTGATGAGGTCAGCGAGATTTTGAGCCGTAGTAACATGGTCAAAATCATCTCGCCATTGGTTTGTCGCTGTTCCAATATCAAGACGAGCGGCTGAAGCGTTACCCGGACATAGGAAAAGAGCGCTATCGGCGTTGCCGTTGTAGTTTTTCGGGATGCCGATACGAGCCTCAGCAGCACCAATCTCACGATAGTCGTCGCCTTGCCATAGTTCGAGGCGTAGAATCTGCTGGATATTACGGAACAATAGCGGAGTCGTCCCAACATAGTCGGTGTAGTAACGACGCCGGTAAGGCTTGTAGGTGTCGAAGTTGATGTATTCAGCGCTCACGAGATAAGGTCGCCAAGCGTTGTGCGTGATGTTGTCAATCTTATCCTGCACTTCACGAATACGAGCCTCAACGATGGCCTTGGTCGCTCCACGCTGGCGTCCAACCTTAGCGTTGGTGAATGAAGAGAGGTTCTGCACATAGGTGTTGTCATCAGCCTCGAAGTCACTGGCTGTAAAATCAGCAGTGCTGAACACCAACTTCACGCCACTACTACCACCGTTGGTGATGTCAATGATTTCTTTTTCAACACCGAGAGGGTTTGCATCACTGTAGATGAGGATGGTATCGCCAACCTCAGTGCCGCAACGGCGGTAGTCTTCGCCAGTGATGAATACACCGTCGCTCACAGAGTCAGCAGAGGTAGCCACAGGCTCTTGAGGTCCAATCCCGAGGTAGTCGGCGACTTTCTGCGGTGTCGTGTAGACCGTGGCTGTGGGGTCAAGAGGACGAGTTTCAGCCTCACCGGGGTTGAAGACCATCGGCATTACTCTCGGGCCTCCTCACTTCTGCTCACAAGGTTGTATTCCATCGGGCGTTGACATGCACCGCATGTCTCACGCCATAGAAAGTGAAGCATGCCGCAGTGCTTGCAGCGAGTGCCTGAACCGATGTTCATGACATCAGCGGCCTCGCTATTGCGATTACGCTGCTTCTTGACAATGCCCTTCAGTGGGTTTTCAGGGTCAACGAATGCTGACTGGTCGATGGTGACATCGGAGCGAACGCCTTGCTTCTGAAAACGACTGATGTCGTCAAAGTCGATTTTCGACAAGTCGAAGCCCATTCATCTCCCTCACGCTCATTGAGTAGTCACGAACAAGTAAATGTTACCGAGGATGGTGTGCGGGTCAACAGCCACAGGCGTGTTAGCACCGATGGCTGCGACGGCGGCTGCCTCAATGGCTGCACGGTCCGTGGCGTTGCTGAAGTCTTTCGGAGCGTAAGGCCCGAGAATGCTGACTGTTTTCGCCATTCAATCACCGCCTCAGGAGCGGCGACCAACTGCGAAGAACTGACCATTTGCCGTAGCACCAGCACCGGTGAGTGTAACTCCCGTGCCTGCTGCGTTGATATGGTAGGGGTCAGCGGCACCGGGGGCCGCAGTAGGGGTCAAAACGACAGCATCAATGCTTGCGAGAAGACCACTGAGGTCAATGCTCGTGTCACCTAATTCGTAGGTTCCAGTCACAATCATTCGGTCGCCCATGTAGGTTGGTCGGGGGTCAATCGTTACAGCCATGTTTATTCATCTCCTTGTGATTCTTCAGCGATTTCAGCCGCTATCTCTTCAGTCTCTTCGACACCGTCGGGACTCATAACAGTTGCGACGATTTCGAGAAGTTGAGATTTGGTAGCGTAGCCTGAAGGCTTGAGGTTGTAGGATTCCAGCCACTTGCCGATGTCCTTCTTGCTCCATCCAGCGTCAGGGATGCCGTCTCCGCCTTGGTCGACGGTGCGTTCCTCAGCCTCAGCCTTGGTCCAGCCTTCGATGCGGAAGTTGTCCGAGTCAAGGCGTGGGTGAAAGCGGTCCAACCAAGCCGAGGTTACCTCAACAGGTTGGTTTTGTTCCCAGTCACGCATGGTTGGGTCGATTGCACGACGGACATGCGAGCGTCCAATGTAGGTTACTACGGGCACTGAGGTTCACCTCAGTTGTAGAGAACTATCAGACTGTGGGCTGCCGCTACACCGGTAATGGTGATGGTGAGGCTCGACACTTCGACTTTGAGTGCGCCTGCCGAGCCGCCAGCCTGAGAGGCCGTAGCGAGGAGGATGCTGTTCACGCCGCCTGCGAGGATGATGGTGCCTGCACCAGTCGTGGTGATGAGAGCCATCTTGGGAGCCGGGTCGTAGCCGTTCGCACCGTCCGAGTTGGAGGCGTTGAAGGTGCCGGGTCCACCGCCGGGGTAGGACACATCAGCGGCACCGTCGAGCCATTCGGTCGTATCATGCGAGTTTGCACGAAGTTCCCATGCACCGACAAGGGTCGGCGTTGCTGTTCCAGTTAGAGTCAATTCTTCTGCCATGTTTTTTCATCTCCTTGTTTTCTTGTTGTCCTCACTGCAGGTCACGGATGCTACCCTGAGCACGGAAGAAGGTGGTCCACACCTCGCCCATGGTTCGGTAGAGGCCTTCTTGACCGAGGCGGTTGATGGCGAATGGGTCGCCAGTCTCGATGCCGGACTCGAAGTATTGCGTTGGGATTGCAGTAGAGAAGTAGAGGTAGTCCGTGTCGAGGAAATACATCCGGCTGATGCCGTCCTTCTCAACATCCTTTGAGGGGATGATGGGGACGCCGTTGTAGGTAGCCACGATGAAACCAGCCTCGATACCGGGAACACCCTTCACACCGTTGTAGGTGGGGGTGACTCGCTTTTCTTCCATGAACCGCTGTTGGGCTTGGAGGAGTTGCTGGAGTCGCATGAGGGTGTCGTAGCCCGTCAAGATGACCTTGGGGTTACCACCGAGTTCCCACATGCGCTGGAAGGTGTCATCCAGTTGGTCGAGGGACATGGTGCGTCGGTTGGCGGCGTCTTGGTCAGAGCCACAGTTGACGACAGCGTTGGACCAAGCGTTGGCGCTGCGGTCGATGCTGTAGATGTCAAGGTCATCGGTCCCACAGTGGTCAGCAGCAGCGGAACCCGTCTCCATGGAGGTCAGGCCGCCGGAAGCGCCACCGTCGTTACCGGTGATGCGGTCAATGGACTCGAAGTTGTTGCCTGCGAGAGTGTCAGCGTCCGTGAGGAGCATCTTGTTGACCATCTCAGCGTGGTGCTTGCCCATCTCTTCCTTAAGGACGGCTCGCATGTCACCCATGCCGTCGTCCTTGTCGGACAAAAAGACAGCGACTTCGCTCACATCGAAGGAGTGTGCTATGGTCTTGGGTTTTGCAGCGATGTGCTGGAAGGTTGGCTTGATGGTTTCAGGCAAGGTGCCGTTCTCAGCGATACCACCAGTGAGGACGCCGCCGTTGGGCTTGTCCGTGATGACTCGCCATCCACTGCGCTCCCATGGGCGCTTGGGGAGGATTGAGAAGGCGTTGAACTCTTGGTTCAACTGGGACCACACTTTGCGTCCGTAGATGGCTTGGTAGGTTCCAGCCGTCGTGGACAGCATAGGGCTGTCGGCCTTGAGAAGTTCAGAGCCACTGTAAGAGTAGCCCATTGCGTTGCCTGCGCCATAGTAGTAGCGCTCCATGTCGGTTACTGTGCGAACATAATTTCGTGCCATGTTTTCATCTCCTTTTGTTTTTTTTCAGTTGTCGAGTGTTCACTCGCTGCGGAACAAGCCTCCAGCCAGTTGGTGAACTTCTTCCCATGACATGTTGGCCATGTCAGCAGTCGAGGGGACCTCGATAGCGGGGGAAGCGGACTTTGCGATGGTCGTGGATTGCACGGAGCCGATGTTGTCGATGCGGTCGTTGAGAGCAGCCAGCGACTTCATGATTTCATCGAGAGGACCACGGGCGTCGAAGGCCTGAGCCTGAGCCTTGGTAATCTCCTCAGTGCGCTCAGCCTTGTAGCGGGACTCGAAGTTGCCTTCCATGGCCTTGCGGAGTTCCTCTTCTTGCTTGGCGGCCTTGAAGACCTCGTAAGCGTGCTCAAGAGAGACAGGGTCAACGGAGGTAACGAAGTCAGCCTTGGTAACAGCGCCGCCACGGGAGAGGCCTGCACGGGACAGAGCGTTGGTGGAAGGGGAGCCGCCTTCTTGAGCACGACCCTTCACTTGAGCAGCGAAGCGGGTGTCGTAGTCAGACAGTTCCTCAGGGGTAGAACCAAGGTTGGCCTTGGCGATACCGTCGAAGTGGGCACGGGCACCGTCAGTGTCCACACCAGCGGATTTGAGGGTGTTTTCCATCCAGTCGAGGTATTCGGCCGTGATGACATCAGAGAACTCGGACTTTTCTTTGTCGTCCTTGTCTTTCATCTCGGTCTTTTCTTCTTTGGAAGGAGCATCAGCACCCTCTTCTTTCTTTTTCTTCTGAGCAGCGGCCAAGCCCGGTGGGAGTTCGCCTTTTTCCATAGAGTCAAGGCGACCTTCGAGTCGCTCCAACACGCTGTTCATTTGTTCCATAACATCGTCGGTCATCTTTTTCATCTCCTTATTGTTGTCTTCTTTTAGGATTTTGAATGTTGCTTCAGGGTTGATTCCTTTTTCACAGATGGTGATTTCGTGCAGTTCGAGTTTGCTGATTTCTTGGTAGTTGCCGTGGCTGCTATCGTGTTTCCGAACTCGCTTGAATGCTTGTCCTCCGATGCTGAATCCCGCTAAGTTACCCTTCCTGACTTCGGCCGCCACTTCTCGTGCCTTTTCGATGTCATTTCTGAGTTGAACTACGACGAACATTCCGGCGTCATCAACTTCGCTCTTCCAAAACCTCCCTTCACTGTCTGTGTATTGTGGAATGACTTCTCCTACCTGAATGTTAGAGTGCGCCAGTTGCACATTCCTGAACTTCGGGTCGGCCATGAACTTCTTGAAAGCGTCTTTCAAGGCCGAACGAGTAATCAAATCCCCCTGCTTGTCGACGAGTTCGACACTGGCGTAGCCTGCAACGACGAGGTCGTTGCTCCCTTTGAGGAGGGAGAGGCTGTCCGGTCGAGTTCTGAGCAACACACTAACCACCCCTCTGTTTGCTCTCCTACATAAATAAAGCGGCATCATTCATTTTCCGATTCTGCTTCATAAGCGAATGACTGCGCTCCATTTTTCTCTTTCAGTCTCTTGCTACGGGCGCTCGGGTATTCCGGCTCCGGGTCCTCCGTAGGACGGTCCAACATGTCCCAGTCAGGAATGGATTGTTCAGATGTGAGGCTTGTAGGGCCACGAGGCGATTCGATACCGGACCCAACATCAATCCCCATACCACGGGCACCGGGACCACCGGTCATCTTTTCCTTCTCAAGACGGTCAACGATGTCAGCGATGCGTAGTAGGGTCTTGGCCATAACTTCAACTTTCTTCGGCTTGAGCACTGTTTCTGCATCGTCAGCCTCAATAACGCCTGCTGATTCTTCCTCAGCCTGCTCTCGTTCTTTGGGCTCAGCCATGCTTCTGCCCTCTTCCATCTTCTCGGGTTTAACGCCCTTCATCATCAGTGAAGCAGCGGGCGACCATAGAGGTCGAACGCTTTCAGCCAGCAACAACGGGTATTCACTACCTTGAAGTTCACCAATTGTTGACTTTGGTGAGTGTGCCCAAGTCCCATGGGTGCCCGTTTCCATTTTGTAGACAACAGTGTCGACTTCAGGGAAGGTCAGGATGAGACGGTCTTCTTCAATGTCTACCGAAAAGTGAACGGGGATAACAGGATGGGACTTGGTCAATAGCGAAAGCGTCTCCAATGAAACAGGAGCGTCATCGCTTTCACCAGTCACCTTGGAAGCCGTAACATCGTAGATGGTCTTATCGCCACGCTTTTTGGACTTAACACCCGACACTGAGACACTGACAACATCACCTTCGTTGAATGGCTTTGGACTGGTGACTGTGCCGACATCGAGGTAGGATTCACCTTCGTATTCTACACCACGGTTACCCAATCCTTCGGCATCCAATGGTCCTGCTCCCAAGCGGTAGGTGTAGGGACCCTTACCTCGAACATCGAGAATTATCAGGCTGACTTTCTTGTCAGGACGGAGCAAGAACCACTTCGGATGACGACGCTCACCACGCATGTAAGTTGAAGTAGCGTCACGCAACAGTATGCGCCCGTCTTCTTTGCTAAGGCTCTCGACCACTGAAGGTAGACCTTCGTCATCGGTCAAGCGTAGATTATGAGGGCCGGGAACGATGATGTGCTCGTGACTGTCAAACTGTCCTCGCAGGACCTTTAGTCGCTCACGGACATTCATGTCAGCGATGTTGGAATCATCGTATTCGATAATGTCCACGATGTGGATTTCATCACCATGGCGCACAGCGTCCAACATCCAGTTCTTTTCACTCATGGCCTTGAACTGTGTTTTGTCTTCCGAAGACAGCGGAACATCACCTTCGGTGTCGTAGGCTGTAATGTGACCACCCTTGCGGCGAACAATGAAACGCTCGCCTTCAGGCAACATTGACACAGCCCACTCACCACTAAAACCACGGAGGGCCTCGAAGTCTTTGAGAGAGAAGATACGGTGCATCGGGAGAATCGGCATCGGCTTCTTACCATCGTTCTTGATGAGAACATCCGGGTCCATCAAAGCCACGAGAGACTTAGCGACATCCACAGGGATGTCAGACTCCGCTCGACCTCCTTGTTCAATGGAAGGGGTGATGGCGTTGGGCACGCTCATCACTTGACCGGGCCCAGCAAGTGCTTGATTGACTATCTCTTCACCATGAATCTCGTTGAGCAAAGGTCGCTGAACTGAATGAAGGAACTGCTGGTTCGGCATGTTTGTTCCACCAACGAACTTCTTACCATCCCATTCCACACCCACCGTCGGTTGCTGTCGATAACCGTGTTCCATACCGCCACTGACATAGTAGTCCCCGATGTTGGCCCCCTTAAGAGAGGTAGCGGGGTGAATAGGGCGACCATGTTGACGATTCAGCACTGTCTGTCGAGTCGTGTCGGTGTCAATTTGAGGTTTGATAAGAAGGTCCTTGTCAATGACAGCAGGGTTCACTGTCACTACATCGTGAATCAGTGACTTCACACTCTCTTTAAGCGCACTATTCCGTGGGTCTTTGACAGGGCCCATAGGATGGCGAGTCAGACCATACTTGGCTGCTTCTTCCTCATAACCACGACTGAACAAGCGAGGGATGACGCCGAGTTTTCCACCGTAAGCAGTCTTTACCCAATCGCTCAATCCTTTCGTGCTCTTCCCCTTCGAGTCCTCAGCCATTCGACCCGTGGCTGCTTTTTGACGCTCAGCCTCACGGTAGCGTTGAACAACAGGCTCATTGTCATAGACTCGGTCAAACTCCTCAATGTGGTTAATGTGCTTGTCATGCGACAGCGAGATGTCCTGACCACGAGGGTGAAATTGCATTCCGGTGCTGAGCAAAGTCCCGTGAGTCATCGCCCGAAGTCCACCGTCTTCAGGTGCAGAGTCACGCACCTGTTCAGCGAGTCTCTTGTGCTGTTCATGTAGTGGGTCTTCCTCATCAAAGTGGAAGCCAAGCGCCTGCATCACATCTTCAGTGCTCATGTCACGGGTAATGTCAACGCCATGTTGCATGACACTGGTGAGCATGTTACGATGAGGAACAATGGTTTCACCGGTTACTTTTGAAGCAACAGCGCTGGCAGATTCACGCTCTTCCTCATCCAAACCCGGTCCATAGGTAGTCAAACCATGTGTATCATGCGGCACTCGCATCAGCATGCGGTTAGCGTCGTAGAACAGACGAGAGGTGTTTGCGAGAAACTTCAGTTTATTCGTAGGGTCAAAGGCCGTAGGGTCTGCCTTCTCCATGATTGGTTTGAGCCGCTTCGCCATCTCGGTGATGGCTTGTAGGTCAGCACCCATCTTCTCATCAAACTGCTGATGCGCATACTTGTAGGCCCTTCCTGTCTTTTCTCGCATCCCCTCAACTTCTTCGAGGTGACGGAGATTGGACTTTGCTTCAGCCAGTCGTTCCATCAAGTCTTCAGGCACCTCCTCTTCGGCACCTGCGAACGACTCAACCAAGTCTTCGAGTTGCGAAACTTCCTCCATGGCTATCTCGACTTGCTCTTGGTATTCCTGACTGGCCCGCATCGGGGTTTCAATCACGCTCCGTCCAGTCAAACCATGGAAGTTGGAAAAGACCTGCGGGTTGGTGGGGTCGTGAGAGCGAGCCTGCTCAAACTTTGGTTGCGACAGTTGGTCGTGACGCAACATGATGAAATCAGCAGGGTCGTGAGGCGGGTGCAATCGACCGAGGCGAGTTGTGATGTTATGTGTGAGACGGGCATTGTGACGATGTCGAGTTTCACTCCCAACTTCACCAGCGGACATGATAGGGTTGTGAGAAGAGGTTGGATGTTCTTCCAACCTGTGGGTAGGCCTCTCACTTCCAATCAAACTTTTACGCTCATCAGGTGTGAGAGGTCCGAGTATGTTTGCTGTTTCAGGGTCAAGAGTGGAGTGGCCGACATACGGTGTGTTTTTCGTATTGCGAGAGCGGTAGCGAATCCCCATCCCGAATCCGTATTTTTGGTGAGTGGAAGCATCCCATAGCGATTGAGCCCCAGCGTGAGTGTCGCCTTTCATCCCATGGCCACGCACAGGTGGGACATATCGAGCAAACATACCGCTGTTTTTGCGACTGGGAGTAATGATACCGTCTTGACTGATATGACCAATCAGGCTTTCACCGCTTTTGTCTTTCGGCATCCAATCATGGAGCATCTCAAGATGAGCAAGAGGGTCACGACCACCACCGCCACGGATGTAAGGCAGGTGAAAAATTGCACCGTTGCCGACCGTCCCATGAGGCGTGCGCACCCACAGGTCAGCCTCATCCTCAGGAATGGCCTCGTCACGAGGGCCGTTGAAACCCAAGTAAGAGTGGGAATCTACATTCCGCACACCCTTGTGTTTGAATAATTCATTGAACGCTTCTGCTTTACCCTGCTCAAGTTTCTTTAAGTCTTCAAGGGAAAGCGGGCTCTCGTCTTCGGAAAAGTGACCCTTACCAGTGAACTCAAAGGAGCCATCCTTGTTTTGTTTGTAACCGAGCAAGTGTTTCAATGCGGCTTCATTGACGCCTTGCTTTTCTGACTGTTCAGCGTTGCGCATCGAATCGAGTGGAGTGCTACTCGCCAAGTGACCCTTTAACTGGCTAAAACTCTTCAAGGCACTAAGATGTGTGAGCGGTTCACCCCCATCGTCGTGCTTCTCATTGAGTGCACTGAGAATGGCTTGCGCCATTGTCCCATGTTCATCATGGGGTGTTTCGTTGAGAGCCGTATGGAGGATTTCGTAAGCGTGGTCTTTCATGTCACGAATGTCGTCTTCTCCTTCCATGTGTTTGCGTTGATTCTGTGAAGTGTGGAGTTGACCGCGCATTTTGTGAAAGAACTCAGGTGTAAAGCGATGAGCGATGTTGCGTTTTATGCGCCCTGTCGAAACCTTGCGACCGTCGCTAAGAGTAATTTTTTGCACATCGTCACTGCTCCTAAGAGAGCCCTTCTCCTGCAAGTGCTCGACGACGGCGTTTCGGTCCGCTGGCTTAAGCCATTCAAGGCCAAGGTTGTAACCACCCCATCCAAGGGAAGTGCGTAGACCGTTCATGTCAGGCTCTTTGTTCATCCAACCCTGAATGGCGTCGTCCATGTGCGCTTGAGCGATGGCGAAGTCATGTTCCTCGGGGTCGGGGTATTGCTCAATGAGTGCCTTTACCGTGCCGGGATTCTCCTGCTTCCAGTCTTCAAGATTATGCAAGTAGAGGTCGTGGAGATGACTGTCATGTAAAGGACCGGCAAAGGGATGTGTCACCTCTCCGCTGTAGGGGTCTTTGTGTCCCACTATGTTCATGTTACCTTTCTTGCGATGATGTTCTTCTTGCAGCGATTCTTGTTGCTTTAACTGTTGAGCCAAGGATGGGCGGCCGGGAGCGGGAGGGAGGTATAAGTCACGCAGTGTTTCGATGTAGGCAGGCAAGCCGTTCACGACATTTTTCTGAAGCAAGGGGTGATGTTCCTCTTGGAAAGGATGGTCGTTAGGGTAAAGCGCATGGGACTGAAAATCAGCCTTAGGCCACAGCGAAACAAAATCGTGAACACTGGCCTCATTGAAACGCCCAGTCCAATGATGAGCAGGAATGGTATCAGCAAGGCGACCTGCACTGTAGTAGGAGACGCCTCCTTGGCGCTCACGACCTCGCTTAACCATGTCTTCGCGCTCAGCACGACGCTGTTCCCGACGAGCCTCTCGCCCTCTATTAACAGACAACCTATCGAGTTCTTCCTTCGCTACGATGTCACAGATGAAATCATCAGCCCCCTTCATCACCTCGTAGCCGTGACGCTCAAGGTTTTCACTGGCGAAAACGAAGTTGGCGACTGCGTTCTCGTAGTCGAGTTCATCGAGAATGGACTTCAACAGGTCTGAGCGTGCCCGGAGATACCAGTCAGTAGCATCTTCTCGCACATTCACACCACCGTCAATAGCGGCTACGCATGTATTCTGACGGATGGTAGTCGTCCCTCTCTCCTTCGCCCATTTCAGTCGTGCCTTCAAGACCGGGGCAATCATCACCGAAGCCGAAGCGGCAACCAGTGAACTGGTTACCACCGCACTGTTCACACATGGCTTTTACGAGTTCATCTTTGGCTTTGGCCAAGGCTTCCTCGGCTTTAGAGAGCGTGCCGTTCTCGACTTGGCGAGGAACGCTGTCGTGATGAGGATTCATCTGTTGACCCAGTGACTCGAAGTTCACGGATTCAGAAGTTGCACCTTTGTTGGTAACATCCGTGCCGGTGTATTCATGCTGGTTGGTATTGTAGTAGGCGTTGCGAGTTTGACCACCGCTTTCAGCAGCAAACATAATGTTCTGAGGTTCAGAGTTGAAGGTGGTGTTGTAACCGGGCTGGGCCTTGCTAACATTAGAGCAACCTGCTTTCATGCAAGAGCCGCCTGCTTTCATCTTAGAGCCACACTTAGGACAGTCCTTACACTCACAAGGCTCTTTGCCGCAGTCACACTTGGCCTTTTCCAACTCGTCTGCTTTCTCAAGAAGGCGTTGGGCTTTGTTCAGGAGGTCTTGGGCTTCACGGCTGCTGGGGGAGGGAATAGGCTTCATGCGGTCACCTCAGTGTTTTTGGCCTGCTCGGCCATCTCATGGATTTCATCCCATGTCATTTGATGAATCTGAGAGTTAGAGAACTCGTTGTGGCCCTTGATGATAGCGTCATCGTTGGCTCGGAAAGCATCAACTTCGACACCTTCAGTCAACGGAGTAGCGGAAGAGACAAAGCCAGCCTTGCGGAGAAGAGCGGATGGGTCACGAATGGCCTTGCGAAGAAGAGCGTTTTCGTGCTTTAGAGACTGAAGGTCGCTGTCCATGCTCTCCATTTTGGAGATGAGCGTCGTCATAAGTCGCTCAGTAGCCGAAGTTTCTTCGCTCATCTATTCACCTCAAGAATCGGGGACGAAGCGACCGAAGGTTCCACGGTGAACGCTCATGTTGCGGTGAGTGCGGGCTGCGATGACGGTGCCGGGGAGAACGGCGTCACGCTGGGTGACATCGAACTTCTGACCCGTCTCATTCATTTTTTGCAGCATGGGGTTGACCGTGCCGAAGTCAACGGTTTCACGCTCACTCTTCACGATGGCGCTGTGGATGTCCTCAGACAAGTAGCCTGCGAACTTGATGACTTCGTTAATGTGACCTTGGGCCTCGTTAGCGTTTCCTTCTTCCAGTGCCTTAGCGAAAGCCTCGCTGTGCACAGCCATTTTGCGGGCCATTGGGTGCATCTTCAGTAGGTCCATCTTTTCCCCTCTCGTCCTTCGTAGTGATGCCGCATTAAAAGAGGTTACTGACCCCGAGGCATGCGGGAGTTCAACATCGCATCGCTGTTTTGTTGCTGAATGCCGGGAGGCATTCCACGCTGCTGAACGCTTGACAGCGGCGAACCTGAGCCTGCTGACGAGCGTGCCTGCGGGCTTGCTGGAGAGCGTGGTGTGCGAATACCCATACCCTCACCGCCGGGTTGCGACGGGGGCATTGGAGGCATACCTTGAGCACCGGCAACTTGAGGAGGTGCACCTTGCATGGGCATTTGACCGGGCATCTGTTGACCCGCCGCAGCCTGTTCCTCACCTCCGGGCTGCTTACGGTAGACGAAACGGATGTCTCGGTCACCTTCTTCAAGCAACTCGGGCTTATAGCCCAGCATCGCCATCCGCTGAGCAAGGTTGACTTCCATCTCGTCACGGCGTAGGCGAGTGATTTCATCTTCTTCCTCGTTGGGATAGAGCGTCAGTTTCCAATCGGTGACATCCATCTCTTTAAGCATGCGAGGAAACAGGTTTTCGGTGTAGACTTTTTGTCCAAACTCAACAGCACGGTTGGTCACAAGAATCTGCAAACCCTCGTTGTTCAACCCACCGGACTTCCCGTTGTCAATCATGAAAATGCTCGACACGCCGTAGAAGGCAGCGATACGGTTACGAATCTCGTCACGCACGGCGATGTATTGCATCTCTTCCAGCGTGTCCATGAACTTGACCCAGTTGACTCCACCGCGACCGGAGGATGACTCAATACCGACCTTAGGCACATAGTGGGGGTCACGCTCCATTTTCTCGTCAACGGACTTCCAAAACGACTTCATTGACTCAAGGTTGTCCGTAGTCACGGAGATGATACCCTTAGGTGTGCGCCGCTTTTGGTAAGCCGTGTAGATGTAGTTGTCCATGGCTGTGAGGCTCATGGCTTGACGCCACATGGTGTTGACAGGAGCGCGACCGTAGAGTTTGCTTGGGTTGTATTTGCTCAGATGAATGACTTCACCTTTCGTAAAATACTGGTTCTTACCGCTTCCCGCCATGTTGACATAATGAGCATCAACGAGGCGAGAGCCGCAAGTTTGACACTTGGGTTCTTGACCGGGATAGGCGACTTGGTCGCGGTGAAGGCGGCAAATCTTGTAACGCCCGCCACGGACACCGCGCTTGTCGGCGATGATACGCATGAAAACAGGGTCACCTCGAACGATTTCCTTGACGCGGTAAAAGGCAATTTCACCCGAGTCAGGGTCGACATAGTATTCCTTGATGAGAAGAAGGAAGGCATCGTCGACGATGTTAAGGTCGTTCTCAATCTCACCGAGCACTTGCATGAAGGTCTGCTCCATAGCGTTCTCCTGTTCAAGCAGCCACTTCGGGTAGATGACTTGCTCAGGGTCGGGGGAACGAACCTCTCCACCACAGGTTTTGCACATCTCGATGTCGTGGTGAAACTCCTCTTCGCACTCAACGCACTTCTTACGAAACTTCTTCTCCCAGTGATAACCACGACGGAAAATCTCCTGTCGCAATTTTGACTGCACCGTTCGCAGAATGAGGTTCTCTTGACTCACAGCGTAGAGGGCTGGGAGAGTGATACCTTGCGCCAACACAGGCTCTTGAATGCCCGTTGTGTAGAGAGGCATCTGCGGTTGAGGCGTCGTTCGACGGCGGAACGGGTTCGCCAACGCTGAAAGGAATCGGCTAACTGGTCCTTGCTCTTCTTCCGCCATCACAGACCCTCCGCATACTTGCCGATGGTATCGGCGTCAACGCCCCACGAATTAAGCAGTTCGGACGACTTCTTGGCGTCATCTTCCCAATTTTTGAAACGAACCAAGCGTTTCAGTTCTTCCTTTCTCACGGGGTCTGCCTCGTCAATGAAGGCGAGGACGGCCTTTGCCTGCGTGCCCTTCATTTTGAGATGAGGCAAGACCCCGTTCAGAAACTTACGGAGGTCTGCCTTGGAATAGAATTGCAGTCGATGTTGACTACGAGTGGAGTTCTTGTGAACCTTGTTGTCCAGTTGCAGGACGCCGCAGTCCATCGTTTTGTAGAGGTCTTCACAGTGAACACGACCCCTCTCCCCTGTCGCAATCATTCCAGCACGAGGCTCCCCACGCTCGGTAATGGTGATGTAACCGTCTGCGTCAAGGAACCCAGCACCGTAAGCCCACACATCCTTCAAGACAAGACCTTCGTTGGTGACACGGACATACGAGCCACGCTCCGCTCCTTTGATGATGTCGAACTCTTCACCATACATGTTGAGAAGCGTGGTGAACTTGCGGGTTGTGAATGACTTGCGGATTAGCCCCGCTTCATTCATGTCTTCTTGCAGGTCGCTGACTTGCATTGGCCCTTTCTTCAGTTGTTCGGCTACGAACTCAAGGTAGGACACTTCGGCCTTGGTGAGTTTGTCAGACTGGAACAAAGCCGTGCGCCACATTTTTCGTGCGTCGCTGCGGTCACGCATAGCCGACGCCCACGCTTGTTGCTCTTCCTCACCCCACACATCCTCATGCTCATCAAGCATCTTCATCGTAGCCTCAGCCTTCTCCCAAAGGCTACAGGCTTTTTGAAGCGACACTGCTCGGGATTCGCCAAATTGACGCAGGTGCTTAAGGGACCTGTCAGACAGTCCGAGTCCTTTGATGCAGTGCTCCATGCCGTCAGCCCACGAGAGGTTGCGAATGGTAAGTTCGGTTTCCAACGCCTTGATGGTTCGGATGTCATCAATAAAAGCGTCAATATCACCACTCGTGTCTTTGTTGTGACGACGAGCCTTGCGTAGTCGCTTTACCAACTGGTCCGCAGTGCAATTCATCTTCGCCTCAAACCACCCGTCGCCGTTAGGAGCGAAACGGTAGGTCTTACGAATAGCCTCGACAACTTCCTCTTGATAGGGGACTTCAGCCTTGATGACAAAATCATCCTCGATAAGTGCCGACCCCCACATAATTCTACCTCACGAGATACCTCTATTTAACGCCCACCATCTTCACGACGGTCGGCTTACCGCCAACACCTTGCTTCTTGGCTCGCTTGGCCTCGGGACTGACTGGTCGCTTGAGTAGTCGCCAAGAGAGGTCCATTGGTTC